AGAAGGATTAATATACCAGCCTGAAGAACTAAAGGTATATACAGAAATAGAATGGTCAAGTACTGTCAATACACCTGTATAGTCTGATATACTTATGGTTATGGAATCGTTAATAAACCCAAAAACTGGTAAACCCTATGTAAAAAATGTTCGTCGTAAGGTCATTGAAAAGCATTATGACTGGGGTCTTTATGTCTATAAAAAGTCAAATGGCAAGTGGTTTACAGACGATGAAGGGTCAATTTTAAATATACCATCTGATCGTGGAGATCTTTCAAAGATTTCTGAACTTAAAAACGCTGCAATTTCATACGGAGACGATGGAGAAGGAAGCGCAGTATTTGTTCCTGGATTGCATAGAATTAGTGAAGAAGAGTATTCAGAACAAAAAGAAAGAATGAGAGAAGGCTTAATTCCTTCAATGAATGATTTAGGTGCTTGGCATGCAGCACAACAAACATTAGACAAACATGGAAAGAGCGCTGTTGATGAGTGACAAAGAAGAATATGTTCGTGCTGGGTTAAATACTCAAGATAAAGAAGAAAATGCTTTTAAGCATCAAGACCCATTTAATAAAAGTTGGGACGACTTAAAGGATTATGTAGGATTAGATCAAAACTTTCGTCGTAGAACAACTCGTAATTTATCAAAATATATTAGTCCAGAAACAAATCAGGCATATTTAAATGCAGCAAATGTTACACCTTCTGGAGTAGACGCAAGTTCAAAGCAAATTAACCCTGGAACCGTATATAGAAATGGTTATGGACTATTTGATGTAATTACTCCTCCATACAACATGTATGAACTAGCAAACTTTTATGACACATCATTTGCTAATCATGCTGCTATTGATGCTAAAGTAGAAAACGTAGTTGGTCTTGGCTACCGCTTTGATATTGCAGATAGAACAATGTTAAGGTTTGAAATGAATGATGATCAGGCAGCCGTAGATCGTGCTCGTAATCGTATAGAAAGAGCAAAGATTCAGCTTCGTGATTGGGTAGAAAGTTTAAACGATGATGATAGTTTTACAAAAACTATGGAAAAAGTTTATACAGATCTTCAAGCAACTGGAAATGGCTTTATTGAAGTAGGTAGAACGGTAGCTGGAGATATTGGATACGTTGGACACATTCCAGCAACGACTGTTCGTGTACGTCGTTTACGTGATGGGTTTATTCAAATTATTGGTCAAAAGGTAGTTTACTTTAGAAATTTTGGAGCAAAAAATCAAAATCCAATGGGTACAGATCCAAGGCCAAATGAAATTATTCACATTAAAGAATACTCTCCTTTAAATACATTTTATGGTATTCCAGATATCATTGCAGCAATGCCTTCTTTAATTGGAGATCAATTAGCATCTCAATATAATATTGATTATTTTGAAAATAAAGCTGTTCCAAGATATGTAGTAACACTAAAGGGTGCAAAACTATCAGGTGACGCAGAAGATAAAATGTTTAGATTTTTACAAACTGGACTTAAAGCTCAATCGCATAGAACACTTTATATACCACTTCCTGGAGATAGTGATGGGAACAAGGTTGAGTTTAAGATGGAGCCAATTGAAAATGGTATACAAGATGGATCATTTAAAGAGTATCGCAAACAAAATCGTGATGACATTTTAATTGCTCACCAAGTTCCTATTTCAAAATTAGGTGGTGCAGATTCTGGAGGAACTGCAGCAGCACTTTCTCAAGATCGCACATTTAAAGAGCAAGTATCTCGTCCAGCACAAAGACATCTAGAAAAAATTATAAGTAAAATTATTAGAGAAAAAACAGATATTCTTGAGCTTAGGTTTAATGAACTTACGCTTACCGATGAAATTGCTCAATCACAGATTCTTGAAAGATATGTCAAGACACAGGTGATGACTCCAAATGAAGCACGTGAAAAGTTAGACTTGCCACAAAGAGCAGATGGGGATGATCCATTTGTTATGTCTCCAAGACAGGCAACTGATGCTAGAGCAAATTTAGCAGGGAACCGTGAAAGAGATTCAGAAAGAACAAATAACAACTCTGACTCTCCAACTACAATATCTGGACGTAATCCACAAGGTGAAGGAAGATCGTCTCAATAGTTGAGAAAACCCCATAAAGTAGTGATATAATTATAACGTTATGGTAACAAATAAAGCTCATTGGGAAACTAAAGGTGACAGTGTTCGCCTTTCAATGCCTATTGGAAAAGTAGATGTTGAGCGCCGTATGGTGTCTGGCTTTGCAACCCTTGATAATGTTGATCGCCAAGGTGACATTGTAACAACAGAGTCTAGCGTAGAGGCATTTAAAAATTTTCGTGGTAATCTTCGTGAAATGCATCAACCAAGCGCTGTTGGAAAAATTGTATCCTTTAAAGAAGATAAATACTTTGATCCTAACGACAAAAAATTTTATAGCGGAGTTTATGTATCTGCTTATGTCTCAAAGGGTGCACAAGATGCATGGGAAAAAGTTTTAGATGGAACTTACACTGGTTTTTCAATTGGTGGAAACATTACAACTTGGGATGACGCCTATGATGAAAAAATTGATAAAACAATTCGTGTAATTAAAAATTATGAACTTCATGAACTATCTCTTGTAGATAATCCAGCAAATCAGTTTGCAAATATTTTATCTATTGAAAAGGTAAATGGACAAAATGTTGTTAGTGGATATTTGTCAAAAGCAGAAATTGAAAATGTGTTCTGGGATTCAGAAAACGGTATTGTAATGATGTCAGATTCTGATTCAGTAACAAGTCCAGTAACTGGAAACAAAATGCAAAATATTGGTTTTATAGAAAAGAACGATAAAGATAATGCAGAAACAATAAAATTCTTAGTTGATAGTGCTAAAGGCATTAATACAATTAAGATTACTAAGGAGGTAAATCAAATGACAGAATCAACAGAAGCAGCAGCAAATGTTGCAGTTGAAGTTGCAGAGGTTGCCCCAGAGGCACAACCAGCAGATGTTATTGAAACACTTGCAGTTGCTGAGGAAGTTGCTATTACTGAAGAGTTAGTAGTTGCAAAATCAGTTGACGGTGGTGCAGATTCTACTGTTGCAGAAGCAGCAGTTGAAGTAAAGAAAGCAGAAGAAGTGGTGGCAGAAGCCGTTACTGATGTTAATGTAGAATTTGCTAAAGCAGTTTCAGATATTAATTCTTCTCTTACTAATGCCTTTGGCGATCTTGCTGCAACAGTTAAGTCTATTAATGACCAAGTAGCAGCACTAACAAAGTCTCTTGAAACAGTAACATCAGATGTTAATGGAATTAAGGGTAACTTTAACGAGTTTGGTAAGCGTGTAGACCTTGTAGAACAAGATACAGCTTTCCGAAAGTCTGGCGATCTAGGCGAGATCGTACAGGAATCACCACAAGTGGTTCAAAAATCCCTATGGGGCGGTCGTTTCCTCACAAATGCCGACCTATTTAACTAAGGTAAAAATCACTAGGAGGTGAAAAATAATGTCGGAACAAAATAAAGATCTAGAAAAAAACTATCCAGGATCAGCAGGAGCAGGCAATGAGATTAACTCTCAAGGCGGATTCGTGTCTGGTGGTATTGGTAGTGCAACTGGTTTAGACTCTGCAGGATCATCTGTAGGATCACAACTTGGTAACACTGCTACTGCAGCATTCGGTTCAACAACTGGAGCAAACGCAGTAAATCCAACAGGTGTTGCTGGTGGTATTCTTGCACCAGAGCAAGCTCGCCGTTTTATTGACTATGTATGGGACGCAACTGTCCTTGCTAAGGATGGCCGTAAAGTCACCATGAGAGCCAATACAATGGAAATTGAGAAGGTCAATGTTGGAGAGCGTGTTATTCGTGCAGCAGCACAAGGAGCACCAGACTACACTAACGTTGGTGCAACATTTACAAAAGTAGAACTTACAACCAAAAAGATTCGTCTTGATTGGGAAGTATCAACTGAAGCACTTGAAGACAATATTGAGGGTGGAGCACTTGAAGATCATCTAGTTCGCTTGATGACCAATGCATTTGCTAACGATATTGAAGATCTTGCTATCAACGGTCTTGGAACAGGATCAGACGCATTCCTTTCAATTATGCCAGGATTCGTCAAGCAAACTCGTGGAACAGTCGGAAACGATGCACACGAATATGCTGCAACTGTTGCAGACAACAACTACACCACATCAGTAATGCAAGGTTTGCTATTAGCAATGCCTCGCAAGTATCGTGCACTTAAGTCAAACCTTAAGTTCTACGCAGGTACTGATGCTTTTGCTGGTATCGTTCGTAACAACGGTACACTTGCAGACGCCATCTCATCAGCATTCGCTGATCGTGTTGGTAGCACACAAGCAAATCGTCAAGAATTCCTTGATGGTGGAGCACAGACACTAGGTAACTCACGTACAACTCGTGTACTTGGTGTAGATGTTCTTGAGGTTCCTTACTACCCTGCAGGTTATGTTGATTTAACATTCCCTCAGAACCGTGTATGGGGCTTCCAGAGAGACATCACTGTAAACCGTGAATACAAGCCAAAGAAAGACACAATTGAATACACAGTATTCGTACGCTTTGGTATTCAATGGGAAGAACTAGATGCAGTCGCTTATGTTGACTCAGATAGCGCTGATTCCTAAAATATAACAATCACGTACTAGGGAGGGCGGTATAAAAACCGTCCTCCTTATTGTTATTCTGGTATAATTACAAATGAGTACAGGAGAATTATGAATACAACAATGGAAGAACTATCAACTAAAAGCGTCTTAGCATTAAAGTCATATGCTAAAAAAAATAATATAGAACTTTTTGAAGCAACTACCAAACTTGAAATTTTAGAAATTATTGCTAGTTGGTTTCCACCAGAAAATAAAGAAGAGCGTGTAGAAGAAGTAGATAAGGCTGAAAACATAACAAACAAAGTAGCCTTATATTCAGATAAAAATCTTCACATGGATAATTTGGGTGCATTAAAAGTGGGGTACAACATAGTATCAAAGGAGGCATCGGAAAAGTGGCTAACTCACAGGCTAGTACGTATAGCGTCGCCTGAAGAAGTAGCATCTTATTACCGTAAAGATTAATGTCAACAATACTTCGCTTACCACCATATCCGCTTTCCGTAACCTATAAGGTTCCAGACGAAACAGCAGACTATATACTTGTCATTGAAGATGTTCCAGAGCAAACAGAAATTGAAGAATTCATTAGTGGAGAATCTGGATTAACATCTTCCTCAGAAGGAACAATTACATATGAGTTAAATGGAGATTTTGTAAAATATGACAAATCTTATGCAGTTACTATTTATGAAGATATTAATGGAGAACGTGGTGACATTGTAGTTGAAGATAACCTACAGATTGAGCGCCCATACGTAGATCCAACAGAACTGGCAATTGCAAACAATGAAACCTCTGCAACAGATATTGCCAAGTATAAAGAATATGAATCGTTAGCACGAGCAATTATTGATACTATAGTTGACGGATTTTATTATAAACGCAAATATCTTGAGGTAGTTGGACAAGAAACAGACTATATTCCACTTTGGGATAGAACACATAAAATTTTAAAGGCATATGAAAATGCAGAACTGGTTTACGATATTAATGATTCAGATGGACCAGCATTAGGCGATTTTAATTATTTAATTACTAAAGATAAAACTGCAATTACAAAAGACCCAGTACAAGCAACAGATTCTTTAAATAGGGCAGAAAGACGTCCAGCAAGAATTCCAGTAGCCTCTTCAGATTCATTTGCAATATTTGATACAGAGGATAGTGGAAATGTTCAGACCATCACCGCTGGCGTAGGATTTCCAAATGGAACAGATTATATTTTCTTAGTAGAAACAGGATATAAGGTGGTTCCTATTGATATTCAAGATGCTACAAAGTTATTGATTAATGATATTAAATGTGGCAAATTAGATTATTATAAGAGATATGTAAAAAACTACAGCACTGATCAATTTAAAATTGAATACGATAAGAGAATGATTGAGGGTACTGGAAATATTATTGTAGACAAGATTTTGTCTAAATATGTTAATAATATTGTTCGTCCTGGAGTGTTGTAATGACGTCATGCGATACTACAGACTTCATGTATCCAATGAAGGCAGATATCTATTTTCCAATTCTTGCACAAGGTGACT